TTTGATTATGAAACAAATGATGAAGTTAGGAAACATGCTGTTTTTACATTCTATACTGAAAAATACGCAACATTTTATATATTGAAGTGGTCATAATGGAATTTAAAACTACAGATAGTTACGAAGTAGAGGCCTGGTGTATGCGATACATCGGTCCTCGAATGTATTACTTACATAATCGTATAGGTGGGCAAGGATGGACTATTAAACGTGCCGCACTGGGTGGTCCTGCTATAATAGCTATAGAAGATAAACATCATGCCTTAATGGCTATGCTAAAATTTGGAAAATAATAATGGACGACAACTTAAAAAGTTTTATACAGGATCATCGTATCAACGTGCTTGATACTAATAAACGTGCCTATAGACACACTCGTATGAATACAAGATTTTTTCAATATCCTGACGACTACAATATGATGACAGCAACGCAGGTACAGCAATACGAGACCGAACGATTATATACTGTAGAAATTACTGAAAGTGAACTCAACCGCATCGCAGACTTTGAATCTCGAGTGTTTAATAATATGCGAGAGCACGGTCACTATAATATGTTTGAAACCTTAATGGAACAAAAAGAACAAGAACGAATGCTGCGCGACAAGTATCAAGCAGTGAAGAAAGCCTACGAGCATTATAGCCTAATGTTAAAAATAGCCGAAAGCGGAGAACTATGAATTTTTTCTGGGGATTAATAACCGGCTATATTGTAGGAGTTCTGTATATGTGTTATCGATCCAATGATGATGCTAGAGTTGACAGGGAATAATATGAACATACCAAAAAATGGAAGCAGATGGACCGGAATTGAAGAAGTATTTGTAGTATTACATACTATTGAATTGAATGGACATATATGGGTACACTATAGAAATGAATCTAGTGGAAAAGAATATAGTTGTTATATGGAAAGTTTTTTAGTACGATTTACGGAGACTGTCAGTTGAAACAAAAATTTATTGATCTGTATATGGCATGGGCTGATCGTACTGCTCAGCTTAGCCATGCCATTCGATTACAAGTGGGTGCTGTTATTGTAAAAGATGATAGCGTTATCAGTTATGGCTACAACGGTATGCCCGCCAACTGGGATAACAATTGTGAAGATCGACTATATATGGATTCGACAGAAGGCGGGTGGCTAAGTCCTAGTGAAATTGAAGAATATTATCCATATATAGAATACAATGATGATGCGGACGAAGAATATAGATATAAGTTAAAAACTAAACCTGAGGTATTACATGCTGAATCAAATGCGATTGCTAAATTGGCTCGATCTACAAATAGTGGGCTGGGCGCTACTATGTTTGTTACCCACGCTCCATGTTTGGATTGTGCCAAACTTATATACCAAAGCGGCATTAGCCATGTTCTATATCGGAACGCTTATAGGGATACTAGTGGCGTTACATTTCTTGAAAAGTCTGGAATAGAGGTCAAACAAGTATGACAGATATTGACATTGACTTTGCTGATAGAATGCAGATACTTGATATAATCAAGCATATTCCTGCGAGTATAGAATCAAGTGGAACTTTTAAAAAACATAATACTGGCGTATATTGTCATGCTATTCCTTACAATCCTTTAACCAATACCTCGAGTATTGAATATAAAGCGGCGGAAGAAAGAGGATACTTCAAGATTGATTTCTTAAATGTATCTGCGTATCAAGGAATTAAAAATGAAGAACATCTTATTCACCTATTAAACACCGATCCGTTGTGGGAGTTATTAGGAGAGAAAGATGTGTGTGATCGGCTATTTCACGTTAATGGATACCACAATTTACTTGCTGAATTAAAACCCACAAGTATACTTGAATTATCTATGGTCTTGGCCATGATCAGACCCGGAAAGAAACATCTCATCCCAATATGCAAGGAGCAAGGATTCCAAGCTATCGATAATGAAATATGGACTAAAACTCAGGATGCCTATTTCTTTAAAAAGTCTCATAGTATTTCTTATGCCAGCGTTATTGTGGTTCAGCTAAATCTTATATGCGAACAACTTAGCTACGGACAGCTCTAGGATTTCTAACCAGCTGAATAGATTTGCGTTTGATTCTTTTTTCTGCTATCTCACTAAGATTTACACTAGGTCCAAATATTAATTCGGCATCCTTACTATTGAATGTTTTAATAGCATAACGAAATACTTGCATTTCTTTCTTTAAGAATATGTTAATGGGCAATTTTCTATTAGATTCCCACCACCAAATTTCTCCAAGTTCTAGAAAAATTGTCTTTTCATCAGGACGTATTGCCGATATATCGTACATACTGCTGATGTAATCATCTAGATTGATTATGATTCCCACATATTCAATATCGTTCGATTTGATACACGATATAAATGGGTAGTTGGTTTGAAAGGTTGATGATGTGGATGTCATTGTTGAATAAATACAAATATGCAGAATTTACCAATCTATTTATACCCAAATACTATGAATGTAATACTAGATTTGGATCCAACCACTAGAGGAGTTAATCAGGTTATGTACCAACGCGAATTACAGATACAAAAAGGCATTAAAAATAATGTTCGTATCCAATTTAAAAATAGTGATCAAAAGCGCATACCTATATCTAATACTTCTACATTTGTTTTCAGTATGTTTGATAATACCGAGCAAAGATTAATTCTACAAAAGAACTTGACTGTGCTCGATGACGGTTCTACATTGGCATTGAGAGGTATGGCCGAACTTACGTTAAACGAAAGTGATACATTGGATTTAGGTCAAAGCAGCTACCAATTCTCTGTGACCTATCAAGACCCTGCTGATAAAACTTTCCTACCTACTTATGTCAATACCTATTATGGAATGGCCGGAACAGTACAACTTACAGAAGATGTATTCCCTAAAATGCAACCTAGTCAGGAAATTAAAGCATTTTTGCGACAATATAATAGTGATACAAGATTGTACGAATATATGAGTGGAAATGTTTACGCTTATCCGGAATATAACAGTAACACCGCATTACATACTGCTGCTATGTATATGACCAATTTCCGTGGAACAGTTAAAGTACAAGGAACATTATATAATAGCCCAGGTAGTGCCAATCGATATGTGAATATATGGACCAATACATATACCGGTTTTACAGGCATTGACTACGTTAATTTTAATGGAATATTTTCATATATCCGTATAATGTATATACCTGCTACCGCACCTGCCGAATCGGTAAATGACAATCCTAGTTTCTTCGGATCGTTTGACAAAGTTCTGTACAGGAGTTAAACTGTATGTATGAACGAAGTCCAAGATGCCTTGATGGCGCTGTTACCTTATAAAAGAAAAATAACACCAAGCGGCTGGACAAGTTTCAACGGAGTATGTTGTCATCATCGCGGCGAAAAGCCCGACGACAGACAACGTGGTGGAATAATGTCCACAGCAGCAGGCGGATTTACTTACCATTGTTTTAACTGCAATTTCAAAGCAGGATGGAGTCCAGGTAAACTACTCAGTAACAACACAAAATCATTATTCCGATGGTTGGGAATGAGCGACTCGGATATAAGTCGATTGGGACTCCTTGTACTAAAACTCAAAGATGATCAACCTGTAACTAAAAAAGCACTGACATTTGAATTATTAGAAAAGTCATTGCCCGATGATTGTTTTCCCATATCTGAATGGATTAAACAAGGTTGCGAAGATGAAGATTTCTTGAATGTGGTTGACTATGTCATTAACCGGCGCGGTATGGGTTGGAATTGGTACAATTGGCATTGGAGTGCCGCTCCTGGATATAGAGATCGAATTATATTACCGTTCTATCACAATGGAAAGATAGTAGGCAGTACAGGTCGGAAAATTAATCCCGGAAAACCAAAATATCTCACCGATGCTCAACCTGGCTACGTGTTCAATTTAGATGCCCAAACATATGACAGATCTTGTGTTATAGTAGTAGAAGGGCAGTTCGATGCCATAGCTATAGATGGTGTTGCTATCATGCACAATGAACCCAACGAAACTCAATGTGCTAGAATTAAAACATTGGGTCGAGAAGTTATTGTGGTGCCTGATAAGGATCAACCTGGAGCCAAGATGATTAAGGCTGCTATAGACAATGAGTGGAGTGCTAGCTTACCGCCGTGGGAAGACGACATTAAAGACGTAGCAGACGCAGTAAAAAGATATGGCAGAATATATGTGCTAAGTACTATCCTACATTACAAAGTTAATGGCGAGATAAAATTAAATCTATTAAAGAAACGATTAGAAAGCATAAATGATGAATAAAAAAGAAAATAAACCAAAACCAAACTACAGCTTTGAAATACAAAAATTATATATAGAAATGTTTTTGTCAGATGCCGAAACATTTGTACGTTGTCAAAATATTTTTGATCATTTGAACTTTGATCAGCGACTACAGGATACAGCCGAATTTATTAACAAATATGTTGATGAATATAAGGTAATGCCTGAAGCAAATATTGTTAATGCTCATTGCAAAATGGATTTTAATCCAGCACCGTTACCTAGAGAAAATTACGAATGGTTAATGGATGAATTTGAAAACTTTAGTCGTCATAAAGGGCTTGAACGTGCTATCATTGAATCTAGCGATTTGTTAGAATCAGGCGATTATGGTCCAGTTGAGAAACTGATCAAAGATGCTATTCAGATCAGTTTGAACAAGGACATGGGGACAGATTACTTTGAAGATCCCCGTGCTCGACTCAGTGCTCTAAAAGACGGCAATGGACAGATCAGTACCGGATGGCCCAGCATTGATAAGAAACTGTATGGCGGATTCAATCGGGGAGAATTGAATATTTTCTGCGCTGGATCAGGCGGTGGTAAAAGTTTATTCTTGGCCAATATGGGTGTAAATTGGGCACAACAAGGACTCAATGTTTTGTACTTGACATTTGAGTTGAGTGAGCGATTGGTGGCCATGCGACTGGACAGTATGACCACAGGTATCCCAACTCGTGAGATTTTTAAGAGCATCGATGACGTAGAATTAAAAGTTAAATTATTGGGTAAAAAGGCAGGAAGCATGCAAATCAAGTATATGCCCAGTGGAAAAAATTGTAACGATATTCGAGCCTATTTGAAGGAATATCAGGTCAAAAAAGGCGTAAAACCCGACGTTTTATTAATAGATTACCTGGATTTGATGATGCCTTTAAGCATCAAGGTCAGTGCTAGTGATCTGTTCGTTAAAGACAAATATGTGTCAGAAGAGATACGAAATCTAGCCATGGAGACTCAATGCGTAACTGTTACAGCTAGTCAGTTAAATCGTAGTGCGGTTGAAGAAATCGAGTTTGATCATAGTCACATTTCGGGTGGATTAAGCAAGATCATGACAGCAGATAATGTAATTGGTATCTTTACAAGTCGTGCCATGAAAGAACGTGGACGTTATCAAATACAGTTTATGAAAACACGCTCAAGCTCGGGTGTGGGACAAAAAGTAGATTTGGAGTTCAATGTAGATACACTACGTATCACCGATCTTGGTGAAGAAGAAAGCGAACCCAGTTTTAGTCAGGGTGGTGGAAGAAGTAATAATCCAAATCAGGGAAGTAGTTCTATGATACAGGGTTTAAAACGTACCAGTGTTGTTAGTACATCATCTGATAGCGCCCCAACGAGTGGCGGATGGGAAAAACCAAAAGCCAAAGAAGGATGGAAATTAGAAACACCAAAAACTAATTCGGCACCAATGATACGTAATATGTTGAGCAGTCTTAACCCAGAAAAAGATTAAAACCAAGACTGTATAGACTGTTTTGTAGATTCATCAATGGCATTATACCACTGATCGATTCCGTCAAGACTGAATATATTTTCTGCTGTGGCTGATACTATTTCCCATTTATGCGATTCATTGGGCTTATGCGGATCTAATTGACGATCTAATGTACCGT